TTAAAGGGTGAGGATTCTTGACAATATACGTAAGCATTGGTAATAGTGATGAAAAGCTAAGCCAAGTTGAATGGTCTCACTTTCAAGATACATTAGTGCAAACTGTTAGACAATTTGGGAAAATTCATGGTGAGTGGTACTCGTTGCCAACAAGTCAATACCAAAATATGTGCATATGCTTTGACATAGCGCCACATAACATTGTTTCTAAAACAGAACTACGGATACAACTCATAACAATAGGAAGAGTATATAACCAAGAATCCATTGCATGGCTTGAGGGAACAACCGAATTTCTCACGACGGCCCCGCCTGTGGAGCCCTTGTAAGGACCCTCGTATACGATGATTGGAGGTGAAATGGCAACCGTTGAAGACATTGAGGAACATGCTGAGGAGAGACGTTTAACTCTAACCGAAGCACTGGAAAAATACGACGTTGTTTCAGTCAACCACGATCCGGTAAATGGTTCATATGTGATCATGGCGGATCGTACCCCACTTATGAACAATGACTTTTCCATGCGCGAACTTGGGTACGCTTCACCTTCACCGTTTACCTCGTGGGTGCGGGAAGAGCGTGTTCCTGAGTTAATGGGAAAGCTTGGCCTCAGAACATATTATGACATGAAGCGGGCAGATGGGACCGTTCGTGGAGCCTTAAGATTGTTAAAGACTCCTATCATGGCGGCGAGATGGTTCGTTGAACCAGAATCTGACACTGCACTTGACAAAAATGTTGCGAGTTTTGTTGAGAAGAATTTATTCGAAGAACTCAGTGTGCCATGGAGCAGAATTGTAGAAGATGCTCTTTTGATGTGTGAGTTCGGCTTCATGCCGTTCGAGCTAGTTTTCACTGAGGATGCAGGCAAGTTAAAGTTGCAAAAAATTGCACCCAGACACCCACTTGATATTATGGAATGGATTTGGGATGGAAATGGTGGCATTCGTGGAATAATTATGGAGCCGTCCCTGTTTATGGATTACGGTTTTCAGGGTGCCATAGAGCCAACCATTGATCAACGATATCCAATTTTCATTCCGATTGAAAAAATGGTTATATTTACACTTGAACAAGAGGCTGGGGATCTTCGGGGAATTTCCATACTTCGTTCAGCATACAAACATTATTACTTCAAGGACTGCAAGTCTGAAGATACCGAAATACTAACGAAGAGAGGGTGGTTGACTCATGATAAGTTAGTGGATGGTGATATTGCCCTAACATTAAATCCAAAAACCGAAATGTCTGAGTGGAACGATATAGAGTATGTTCGACGCTATAAGGGTGTTCATGATGCTATAGAAATGGAATCGCAACAAATATCATCCATTTCCACACCAGATCATCGTTGGCCTACCAAAGATGCTACGTGGAAATCTCCGTACAAATTTGTTACAACTGAGAATCTACGTCAACGTCATATCATTCCAACAGCGGCTTTGTGTTCAGACATACCAACTGAACCAAAGTACAATGACGATCTTGTTGAACTTGTTGGCTGGTTCATAACTGAAGGCAGTTGGCAAGGTTATTCATCGACGATTGCACAGAACTATGATCAACCATTTTTCCACCGTATTCAGGCATGTTTAACTGGTTTGTTTGGGCATCCCTACAAACCAGATAAAATGAATATTGGCTTCAAATTGAGTCCTGGTTGGTATGAACACACGAAGAAGCATGATCCTAATGGTTGCCAATTTAAGATAAACTCAGCGGCAACCAAAACTATTAGAGAGTTTGTTAAAGGTAAAAATAAAGTTGTTACTAATGACTTTATTTTTAGTCTAACCAAGGCACAATTAGAACTTTTTGTTGAAACTTGTCTACGTGGTGACGGGAGTGGACCGAACGAGATTAGACAAAACGATAAGGAGCGCTTAGAACCTATTGCTTTGGCATGTTTGCTTCTTGGTTGTGGTGTTAACTTCCATTCTTGGAAGCATACAGATGAAAATTATCCAGACACTATTGTTTATCAATTATTAATTTCTAGAAAACGTATAGGTGCAAAGCCATTACAATCAAAGGCTCGTTACGGATCAAGAGTAGAGCGTATAACATACGAAGGAATAGTTTGGTGCCCAAAGACAAAAAATGGAACTTGGCTTGCGCGCAGAAATGGTAAGGTTTACTACACTGGGAATACCTTGTACAAAATAGATGCAATACAGAAAGAGCGCCATGGAATTGGTATCCCAATTATAAAGTTACCCCCTGGTTTTTCTACTCCTGATAGAAAACTCGCTGACGAATTGGGTCGAAATTTACGGACAAATGAGCGCGCCCATATTGTGGTTCCCAATAACTGGGACATAGCATTCGCCAAGCTCGAAGGACATATGGTTGATTGTTTACCATCTATCCAACACCATGACATGAAAATTAAATCCAACATACTTGCGCCATTCATGGATGAACCTAATGTTAAGCCAGATTCTTTGGACGTTTACTTTAAGTCAACTCGTTATGTGGCTAACACTCTTTGTGATACAATTAACCATTTTGTGATACCAAAACTTGTAAATGCTAACTTTAGTCGTGGAGGAATGCCTAAGCTTAGAGTACGTCGGATTGGTGAATGGGAAGACATTCGTACCATGTCATTTGCTTTTAGAAACTTTGTTGGTGCTGGATCTATTACTCCAGATGACCCACTAGAAGCATTCTTCCGGCGTGAGCTTGACCTACCACCTATGGATCCGAAGACTGCCAGAACTATTCCTACCCCGCAGCTTGAGGTTGGTAAGGGGTCTCAGGAGCAGCTTAAGGGTTCCTTCCGAGCAACCCAAGCTCAACAATCTGGTGCTGCTGGTAAGTTTGAGGGTAAATCTCCTCCTGCTCCAACGGTTCCAGTTGCAGGTCCACCTAGACAATCAACTTCTGCTCCAACAGGTGTGGGAAAGAGTAATACTGGTAAGGATAATTCTGGAGGTAAAAAATGAGTCTAGATAAAATTGTTTCCACAAGGGTTAGTGATTCAGAATTTGAGTTCTTAGAGACGTGGGCTAAAAATTCTGGGAAGAGCGTATCGGACATTCTAAGAGGATTAATAGGCAACGTTCGATTCATGAAAATTGATACTAAGGTTCCGATTTCTGTGGCTTCCGGAAGTTGGAACACTGCAAATACTTACCAAAACGTAACTTTTGCTCAAGTTACTACTAGTTCTACTGCTCCAACTTATGTCAATTGGAAAGTTGGTGACTAGAATGGTTTCTAAGGAAAAGGTCGTTAGTCGGCGGCAGCGTCAACACGCTGACACCATGAGTACAAGAGTTTCGAGTGGTAAGAGTATTGCACGTGATGTTCCGACGCGTTATGATCTGGCTGAGCTAACAACTAAGGCTCGTAAACGGCTCAAGACTAGTCAGTTTGCAGTACCAAGCAAAAGAAGTAAGAGTGGAGGATCCGGTGGATACCCTGTGCCAGATGCCTCTCACGCAAGAAATGCACTAGCAAGAGTTTCACAGTTTGGTACTCCGGCGGAAAAAGCTGCGGTCAAGGCTAAGGTTGCAGCTAAATTTCCTAATATCGGAAAAAAGAAGGTTGTGGCTAAGAGGGGAGGTAAGTAATGGACCAAAACCTACTTTATTTGATTGATCTTTCTAGTATTCAGCTCGATGAATCTAATGGAAGTGTATCTTCGTGGATCCACGCACTTCCACTTGGTGACTACACTCACCCAGTGTTTGGCAAAATCTCGGTAACGGTGGACAGAGTAAAGCGATTTGCCGATAACATTAAAAATAAAGTTCGTGGCATTGATCCTAGCATCAACTATAACCACAATAATGAAGATGTAGCTTCTGGTTGGGTAAAAGATGGTGAAGCTCGCGATACTGGTCTTTGGCTTTTTGTTGAGTGGACCAAGAACGCTGTAGAGAAAATCAAGAGCAAGGAATACAGATACTTCTCGGCCGAATATCACGACAAGTGGAAGAATTCTACTGGTCAAGAATTTCAAGATGTTCTTTTCGGTGGAGGGCTCACTAATCGTCCTTACATGAAAAACCTACTTCCGATCAACCTTTCGGAAGCATCTGTCGACTACGCTTTCGGTTTGGTCGAGGCAATTAACAAAGCAAAGGAAGGGATCCAAGATATGGATCTTAAGAAGTTGGCCGAGCTTCTTGGTCTTCCGGATGGATCTACTGAAGAGCAGGTTACTGCCAAGCTTGCAGAACTTGCCAAGGTCACCCCTCCGGTGGAGCCAAAGAAAGACCCGCCGAAGGTTCCAGAAGTAAATATTTCTACTGATCTTAAGAGACTTGCTGAAGAGAACCCTCTGGTTAAGGCTCTTATTGAGACTGTTGATTCGCAGAATAAGGTTCTCTCTGATTTCCAGGTTGAACTTCGCGAATCTGGTATCTCAAAAAAGCTTTCTGAGTTTGACGCCTCTAAGATTATCCTGACTCCAGTGGCCAAGGATAAGATTCACGATTTCCTGATTGATGCTCCAGTTGAGCTTCATGAGCGTTTTTGGGACATCCTTGGTCTCATGAAGACTACTTCTGGTCTTCTGGTAGAACTTGGTGAGCGTGCCGGTACTGGTGTTCGGTACGGCAAGTCTAAGGATGCTGTTTCGCTATTTATGGATGAGTCTGCCCGGCTTGCTCAGGAGCAGAAAATTACTCTTGATGAGGCTATGGAGAAGATCTCTCGCGAGCAGCCAGCGCTATACCAAGGATACCGTCAAAACAGTTATTCGTTCAACGAGTAAGTCGGAGAGGGGGATTTTTCTAAATGGCCGATTATATTCTTGACAAGGGTTTTCCTGTTCTTTCTACCTACAATACTAGCGATTCTGCTGGTGTTACAGCTTATCGTTGTGTTACTCTCAACTCGTCTGCTCAAATTGACTTAAATGCAACTGCCACTACGGCTAGCACGGGTGTTGTTCAGGAAAATATTGATGCTGCTAAGGTTGCTCTCGGCAAGACAACCGCGAATGTTCGTCTTATTGGTGTTACTTATGTGCGAGCTTCCGACACTCCAGGATCAATTGTTGTTGGTTCGAAAGTGGCAGCTAGTGGAACCTCTGGCAACAAGGGTGGTGTAAAACTTGCTGTTTCGACTAACGTTCCACTTGGGATTGTTATCGGAATGGCAGGTGCTACCGCAGTTGCCGCAGGTGATTTGCTTACCGTTCTTCTCACTCCTGGAATGCCGGCCTTACCGTAATGACTAGCGGCGACATTGTATATGAGCATGATGCGTGTTATGTTGGTGTTTCGTCTACATCTGGTCAGGATGGAGGAACACCACCAGTTAATATTTTAAATTGGACATCTAATTTTAGAGCTTCAAATGGAACAACACAAGTGACAATGTCTATCTCTATTGATTCTGGCACATCTAACCTTCCTGGGCTGAACCCGTTTGATCCGTCAAAACAGTACGATATCATTGTCAAGGAACATTAAGAGAGGAGGGTGAAATATGCCGGTCTATAACCCGTCTGGTGGCGGTAACGTCCATATTGATCGTGCACTTACTCAGATAAGTGTTGCATGGCCTACCGGAAACCTTGCCGGTGCGGCACTTTTCCCGTCTGTAAGTGTTATGAAGCAGTCGGATAAGTACTACATTTTCGGTCGTGAAGGTTGGCTTCCAGAAAATGACTATCGTGCGCCTGGTACGGCTGCTAACGAGGTCTCTGGTGCTGCGTTATCAACTGATACCTACTACGCTCAGGAGCACTCGCTTCAGATCGCAGTAACCGATGAAGAGCGTGAGAACGCAGATCCTCCCATTGCTCCGGACCGTGATGGTACAAATATCATCACTTCTAAGATCATGCTCGGTCGCGAGCGGGCCATGCAGACTCTTGTTACTACTACCGGTAACTATGCTTCTGGTTCTTCTACCACTCTTTCT